ACAATAAAGTCGCTAAACATGGCTACCAAATTTCTCGGATCCCACTCTTCCTCTGATCTCTCAAAGTCAAAGTCGTTGATGCCTTTCCACTTTTCCATCTCATCTAAAATAGCAGATTTTTCATATGGCTCTTCTTCTTCCATGCTGACCATTTGATTACTAACTGTCATTCCTACCATGGTTTGACGGATGGCATCTCGAAATTGATTGTACCCCATCGAGTCATTATCTTCAGTAAAATATTCTTCAACGTCGCCCTCTCTATCAAAGACAACCGCCATTATTTTAAAATTATCATCAACATCTTTTCGTTTGGCTAGCAGAAAATAAAACGATTTACCATCTTTAGTGTATGTATTGAAGTAATTCATGGATTTTGTTGCAGATATACACCATGTAGTGCTTTGCCCATAATAACAAGAGGCGTGTTCGCTTAGAGGACGGATAATCTTGTGATGATCATTATTATCAACTTCTATACTTTCTTCAGCAGCTTTTTTTGAAGCTCGCTTTTTTTCTTCTTTGGCGTGTGCAATTGCTATTTTAACATTTTGCGCGCCGGTGACTACTGATTGCAACTGTGAATAACTTGCGACATTTTTCAAGTCTTTGAACTTTTCATCGTGATCTCGTATATAAGATTGTAATTTGTGATATTTAGGAAGCAACGTAGCAATATTTTTTGCTACGCCCCATGGCGAATACATATTATCACCAGCATCATCGGGCCATTGTTTCCCCCAAAAGGGTTCATAGTTGTTTGTTTGTTCGGCATTGTCCATAGAGCGTTGGAGTAGGCGTGCAGCGTTCATTAGATACTTGTGATTGCCAGAAGGGTCGGCGTCTATAAGAACATCTAGAAGACTTTCACCATCAAGCTCTTCACGCTTCTTTGCTATTTCGGGGTATTTTGCTGCCGCATCGTCTGTGCGTGCTTCGATGAGGAGTTGTTCTTCTGCGAGAAGTGAATAACTGCGGAAATTTTCGAGTAGATTTTTCATCATAGAATACCCCAATCTAAATTAAAACTTGATGCCTGAGCCAAGAAAATATTCATTCTTGTTTTCTCTTATAAGTAGTGTAGCGGATATATAAGTTTCAGTTCCTCGCTTAATAATCCTGAAATCGGCCGCCGTTGGAATAAACTGATATAGAGGCTTCCTCTGCCGCGTGCGGCCATATTTACTTTTTGGAGCTATATTGAGAAATTCAATACAATGTTCTACAATCGTTTTATCACAGTTATAAGTTTTTTTTGCTTTTTCATAATCTAATTCGATGTTGACGCATACTCCCCATACTGTTTTTCCATAATTTTTTGCAGATAGCCATGAATTAGTATATATTCCATGTGCCGGGTTCTTTTTTTCCGAATCTAAATAAAGATCTAAATATTTTATTTTACACTCAATCGACTGTTGGTCTTTCATCTAACCACTTTTTTAATTCTGTATATCCACCAATCAGATTTTCAGTTGAATTCTCATTCAGCACAACAACGGGGACTGTTGTATGCTGCCATGTGTCTTGAACACTTTGCAGTTCATCCAATGCATCATCCATAACATATACTGCGTGATTAACCTGTTTAAGTAGCAGTTCTTCACGTGCTTTAATGCAAAAAGGGCAATCAGACTTTATCCATACTTTAATTTGTATTTGCTTATTATCCATTTAACAACTCTCTTTTTTCGCCATTTAGTTTTGATTCCACCACTGCGGGTGTTCCAACTAAAATAAATTCAGAGCCATTAGTACCGTTATGTATTTGAATGCGCGTGAAACTCTGCCGTAAATCCATATCATCTGGTAATTGACCTTCTGTCAATTTGGTTTTCATGCTGATATCTTCTCTAAGGTAAACAACGTGCGATGGATTAATAAATACTTCCCTTAATGCGTATACATTCTTAAAAGTCTGTACTACTTCTATAAATTTTACCATCAACTTTCCTTTTTTGTTTCCATTTCTGTTGGTGCTACGTCATCTTCGATATCGCCGTCATCCGGCGGATTATATCTTAATCCATAATAGCCGTTTAATATATTCATTATTTCAGACAGTTTAATATCATAAGTCGCAATATTTTCTTTACATTGCATAATGGTTTGCGCTAGATCTGAAATTTTCTCATCTTTATAATTTTCCAAATTTCCTAAAACTCTATTTGCTGCAGCTAATTCTTTTTCTATCTTCCCGTGTTGTGCAGAAAACAGACGAAATAGATTTTCTAAAACGTCTTCTATGTCAACCGAGTAAGAGATATTTACTTTCATAGTTTATCCTCCAATACATAATATATATTTTATTTAATTAAAAATCAAGAAGTTTCTAAAGGAAAATTTTATAGATTGTTGTCCCAGCGAGTGTCACCATGGCAGTTATAACCATCCAAAGAAGTCTAGAAGAGGTTTCTTTCCAGCTTTCAAGTTCGCGTAGTCTGGCGTATAATCCTGAATCCGGATTATAAACAGCTTCTTTGATTTTTGCAACATCTTCAGCCATTTCTTCTTGTTTTTCCTTAACACTGTCGATCGATTGAATCATTATGTCAAACTTCCCATTGATTTCTGCCCATGCTACAGCATTTTCTACTGAATTATCGCTCACTTTGCATATGCCTCCCACTGCAATCTCAAACTCACACGTTTATAAATAGTATCAACTTTCAACAATAGCATAGTTCGAGGTGATAAGAGTTCCGGCCACTGAGACCGAATTTTGCAATGCGCAGCGCGTTACTCTAGCTGGATCTATCACTCCAGCCAAAACAACGTCTACCATCGTTCCTAAATTAAAATCATAACCATAGTTCTCCTCTTCTTGTTCTACTTGTTCTAAAATCAAATCTGGTGATTCACCAGCGTTCTTGCACATTTGTCGCAACGGCTCTTTGATTGCTTGTTGGACTATTTTAACTCCCATTTCTTGCCATTCATTTGTTGTCTTTTCTTTTACTTTATCGGCAATTTCAATAGATTTCTGAACTAAAAAAGACCCGCCACCGGGTAGAATACCCTCCAGCTGGGCTGCTCGTATAGCTTCAAGTGCGTCTTCAATTCTGTGGCGCTTTTCGATCATTTCGATTTCTGTGGCGGCGCCGACGCAAATAGTTGCAACGCCGGATGCTAGCCGGGTTATTCTTTCCTGCAGCTTTTCACATTCATGCAAACTCTCTGTATCTTTTATAATTGCTTTAAGTTTTTCAATTTGATTTTCAACATTTTCCATGGTGCCATGGCCGTCGACTATGGTGGTGTTTCCTTTTGTAACTTCTATTTTCTTTGCTTGGCCAAAATGTATAAGTTTGATATCTTTAAGCGAAACTCCTATTTCGCGAGACATCAACGTTGCGCCCAACGAAATAGCTAAATCTTTTAGCATGCCTCGTTTTTCTTCTCCATAGTGAGGCGCTTTAATCCCACAAACGCGCATTGAACCGCGCATTGCGTTCATGATAAGAGCAGCGAGGGCTTGACCCTCGATGTTATCTGCTATGATAACAAAAGGTCGGCTTTCTCTAGCTGCTAGTTCTAGCGCGGGGAGCATATCTTCTACATGTTCAATCTTTTCATCTGTAACCATCACCAAAGGATTATCATATCTTACTAAAGCGGATTGCTCATCATTAATAAAAGCAGTAGCTAAGTACCCGGAATTAAATCGGAAACCCTCTACTAAATCTAAACTAGTTTCTAATGAATGAGCTTCTTCAATGGTAACAGAACCATCTTTTCCGGCAAGATCTACAGCTTTAGCTACTAGCTTGCCAATTGCTCCGTCGCCGTTTGCTGAAATAGTTGCAATGTTCTCTATGTCTTCAACCGATCTCACAGGCGTTGCTGCTTCTTCTATCTCTTTTACAAGATAATCAACAGCAAGTTCCATTCCTTTCTTAAGCTCAACTGGAGGGGCGCCCGACGTAAGATATTTCTGTGCTTCGCGATACATAGCATATGCTAAAACTGTTGTTGTCGTTGTGCCATCGCCCGCCTCTTGATTGGTCTTTTCTGCTGCTTGCTTGACAATTTGCGCGCCGGTGTTTTGAAATGTGTTTTCCAAATCAATAAATTTAGCGACAGTCACGCCATCTTTTGTTGCAATTGGATTCTTTCCTTTCCGATGCAAGATTACTGTGCGGCCTTTTGGACCTAATGTTGATGCTACATTTTCAGCAACAATTCTGATACCTTCTTCCAGATCTTGGCGAAGGTTTTGCGAACAACTAAACTCTTTCATGTAGATACCTCTTTCATTATCTTATATTATTTTTTTATAAAATTAAACTTTGTAATTGATTTTTTAGGAACCATGAACGGTTCAAATTTATTGATTGTCTTCTGAGTCTTTTGTATATTTAGGATCTTCAACGAGAATTTTAACAATTTCTTTTGAATTTTCTTGGCCGCGGCCGTTAGCAGACATAGCTCGATTTCGTTTAGATTCACTATAATATCGGCCGATGTTCTCAGTTAGCTCTTTCGTTCTATCTAAAAGTGCTTGTAATGATTCTCCCAAGATATCAGAATATATTTTAGTAAGTTCATCAATATTCTTTTGAGATAAATCCAATTCTCCGTAGCTTTTAAGATTAATAACTGATTTCATGGCGCTCATCTGAGTTCTAGAAATAGACCACTGGCTTTTTTTGTCGCCGTCTTTTGCTTCTGCTAAAATGTTTTCCTCCAACATAAATCTTTTTTCCCGTTGGTGGAATGATTCTTTTAAGGCTTGTGCTTGTTTTCTTAACTTGCCGTAACCGCTAGCTTCTTTTTCACTTCTTTCTTTATCTAGCGCTTGCTGAGCGTCAAGTTCTCTTTGTTTGGTTATTTTTAGACGCTCAGAACGGCTTAGTCCGCTTAAATCTTCTTGTTCGTCGGTGTCCAAATCAAGCATTCCCTCTCTAGCAAATTTATAAAGAAATCCTTTTTCGGTGTACCCGGGCATACGAACAAAAAGTCTTGCAAGTTCACCCAAATCCACTGCTTGGCCTGACCAATTAGCAATTGCTTTCCTCACAGTGTTGGCGCTGACACTTCCAAAAAGTTTTTTACCTCCAGCCTGCGAGCCTAGCATTACATCAACTAGATTATCTCTACTGATTTCAAAATCAAATATTAATAATTTTTCAACGCGCTGGCCAACAGTTAATTTATAAGCTATAAGATATGCGATCTTTTCCTGACCGCGGACAAATAGATAATCGACTAGATTAGTAAAGCTGCCTTTAATGGCTGTTTCGGGACCAAGCAACTTTAAACTAACGGGGGCGCCCTTCTTCGAAGGATCGGACGATGTGTATTCACTAAAGGCTTCGAAATCTTCAATAGGAAGAGTGCCTTTTACGCGGCCTGCAATTTGTTTTCCGCCAGTTAAAGCTGCCATGAAGGCTTCAAATACAAATCCGGCAGAGCTTTCGTTATAGTCATTAAGGGTCGCCTGAAGCGCTTCGACAATCATCATCATGTTTAAAATAACGTTTGGTGATCTTTTTCTTTTTGCAGCTGCTGGATCTAAAAATTTATTTATGTCAGATATCCGCGATTCTATGCTGAAGCCTCGAACAACGGAAAAAATTCTATTTATTTGTGAACGATCCATAGAATCAGGATCACCCCAAGCTTCTGTTGGCACCAATCGCGGGAAAGGAATGCTCACGCTAAAACGTTTCTCTGTAGCTTCTTTTATTGTCTTTTCAGATTTAGCAGTTTCAGCTAAAACTTCATCAAAAAGCCTCCATAATGCATCTTTCTTTAATGTTTTTTTAGGAGCAAAGTAGTTTTCTACTAATTTATTTATATCAACCATGTTATAATTAGTCCTTAAACAATGATATCGGCAATACCTAATCTAATTGCATCTTCAGCGCTTAAATAAACATCCACTTTTTTGTTAAGCATAGTGTTGAGTTGTTTGGTGCTCATTTTGGTTTCTGCAACTAATGATTCGATATGCTGCTTCTGTATCCATCTAGTTTCATTCATTTCGTTTTCTAGTGAATGAATGGCGCCGACGTGATTTCCTCTAACAGAGTGCATCATTATACGTGTGTTTTTTCCTATTCTTCGTACGCCTTTGGTACCTGCTGCTAATAATAGTACTCCGGCTGACATTACCTTCCCAATTGCAAAAGTATGTATCGGGCATTCTTTGCGAACTGTGCGCATTAAGTCGTATATAGCAAACATTCCTAGAGCGTCGCCGCCCCAAGTCGAAATAATAAATTCTATTGCTGCAGCGTCGCTACTTTCTTTTTCAACATTAGTGTGCGCAGTATGTTTTAAGTATATAAAAGAGCTACAAATTTCTTGTACCTGCTCTTCGTTTAAATCTCCAAACAAACTAATTGATCGTAATGGCGGTTCGCCAGTTGTCAAAAGCTCCAAAACAGACATGTCTATGTTGTCTTCTTTGATTTCTTTAGATTTGGACTTTGGTGTTTTTGTTTTGGTTGGTTTGCTCATTCAATTGTTTCTTGTAAAGCCTTTTTTTCACCGCGCAGGACATGCGTGTAGTGCTGTTCAAGTGTCTGCATTATATCATCCCAATTTTCAATTTCCAGCGCCGCGCGATAGTGTGGTGGAACTGATTCTTTGAGCCCCGCGGCTACGCTATTTTTCCAATGCGCAAAGCTGGCCTCATCATGGTTTTTAAATAATTTTATTTTTTCGTGATCTGCGTTTGGATCTGATTCCAAAATTAGGTATTTCGCAGCCGTAGTAAAGACTAATTGTTCAAAAGCAAAAGCAATTAACTCAAACGAAAATATCCTAACATCATTAATAAATTTTACCTTTTGAAAGAAAAAAATAAAATTATTCACTAGGATATGTGTAAAGATCCCCAAAAAAAACCAAAACAAAAAATTCATATTACAACCTCTCTTAGTAAATTGTAATTTATCTTCTATTCTTTGTCAATAGTCGTTTTGCTACTCTAGCTGCAACTTCGTTAACGAGGTCTTCGTCATCAACTACGTCAATTTCGTCGCCTTCGGCGCCGAGAACATCTTCGTCGTCAGAAAGTTCAGCATCCATGGCCGCGGCATCTTCTTCGTCGCTGCCCATATCGGGCGCGTCAACGTCAACCGGCTCGGGCGCTCCATCGACTGCGCTTTCTACGGATTTCAGGAGCGTTACTAACGCTTCCGCCTGCTCCGGCGACATTGTTAATTCTACTTCCCCTTCCTCCATTTCTGGCGCTGGGGGCGCTAGATCTTCTGCGCCTGTGTCCATTTCGGCTCCTAGCTCATCAGCGCCCATTTCGGCATCATCTACAGCCAATTCTTCTTCATCTTCAGGAGCATCAGCATCATCATCTAGATAAGCCGGTGCCATTTCTTCTAATTCTTCCGATGCTGTGTATGAATCCTTGACAAATGCATCTGTCAGAGGAGCTATTTCTGCTAGCTTCATAAACCTACGTATAGTGTTTTCTTTCAATAAATTTTTTTTAGACATGTCTTTCTCCCTCAAAAAAAATTAGTTTTGTTTTTGCAAGCATTACTTGCTTTTTAAACGATTGTTATAATTAGTATCTTTTTATTAAAACTTACTTTTTTAGCTTCTTTATGACATCTTTCTCTATCTGGGTTATTCTAACATATGACAAATTAAGCCTTTTGCCTACTTCTTTAAGAGTCATTTTTCCGTGTCTTTTAATCGCAACATTTGCGCAATTTAAGTCTTCTTCGTAATCTACCCACATTCTACAAGTTTTTTCATGGCACGTGGCGTTTTTTTTAAAGCATAATTCTACACATGGTTTCATAAAATATCATCTCCTTCTCTTTCGATTATATCAAATATATTTTCTATTTCGTTTTGATCTAAGCCAAAACGATTAATCATGTCTTGTTCCTGTTCTTTTATATCTTTGTATTTCTTCAAGCGAAATTTTCTTGATAGCATACTGCTTTCTTTTATTTTTTTAATGAATGGCGCAAGGGCCGGGTCGTCGTTCAAGTATGCTTTGATGTACTCGTTAAAAAACCAAAATTTTGTTACGTCATCAAATTTTAATCGGATGCGCAAGTTTGCATCTAAGCTCTCAAGTGTTGGCACTTGAATATATTTTGCGTCTTTCGGTCTTGCTTGTCTTCTTTTCATTATAATAAAATGTGGGTTTTGCTTTCATTTAACCCGGCGTTTGTTTGTCTGGCCCAAGAAGCCTTGGACTGCAATTCATAAATTGAGCGGCAGCCAGAATAAGATAAACCAGACTTAATGCCATTGTGAATATCCTTGAGTATTGGAGTAACGGGGCCTTTACTGTCAATCAAAGTGCTGATCCCTTCCATGGAACCAACTTCGCCGCGCCAATCTAATTGCGCGTCGGCACTGGCCATGCCGCGATACTTCTTTTTAATTCCAGTTGCTGTGTTGACAATTTCGCCGGGGGATTCGTCTGTACCTGCCAATATAGAACCCAGCATAACAAAGTCGGCGCCAGCGGT